TACGGCAACTCTTACCAACTCAAGGTACGTGGTGCTCGCGGTTTTCTGGAAGAACTGCACCCGCTGCACGCCGGGTTCATGGAAGTTGAGAAGGAGAACGACGGACGGCTGACGTACCTGTACCGCGACCCGTTGAGCGGCCGGCAGACCATCTACCGCGACGACCAGATCATGCACGTCCGGTGGCTGTCGTTTGACGGTGTGCACGGCGAGGTGCCCACCGACATCGGCAAGGACGCCATCAGCCTGGCTCGGTCGCTCGAGCAGTACGCCGCGACGTTTTACCGCAACAACGCTCAGCCGGGCGTCATCCTGCACACCGACCAGGCCCTGCCTCGCGAGGTTCGCGAGCAACTGCAGGAGCAGTGGAACAGCCGGCACAAGGGGCCAAGCCGGGCCGGTGAGACGGCCATCCTGTCCAACGGGCTGAAGGCCGACACCATTTCGGCGACCAACCAAGAGAGCCAACTAGCCGAGCTGTGGCTACAGGCTTTGCTTGCTGTGTGCCGCGTCTGGCGGATGCCGCCGCACATGGTGCAGGAGTTAGGCCGGGCCACTTGGGGCAACCTCGCCAGCGAGATGGTGAGCTTTGAGAAGTTCACCATTCAGCCCTGGTTGCGTCGCATTGAGGGTGCGATTGAGCGTGACCTGCTCGCGGATGAGGACGACCTGTACGCTGAGTTTCTGGTCGAGGGTTTGCTGCGAAGCGACATCACGACCCGCTACCAGGCCTATGAGGTAGGCATCCGCAACGGGTGGATCACGCCCGAGGAAGTCCGCCGCAAGGAAAACATGGGGCCGATGCCCGAGCAGCCCCAGCCCGAGCCGGCCGCCGAGCCGCCGGCCGCACTAGTGCCCGTCGTGGAGGTGGAGGACGACACGCCAGACGAGGCCGAGAATGGCTGATCTAACTCCCACCGAGGCGATGGCCAACGCTGCTAAGCGTGGCCTGCGTCTGCACGAGGAAGGAAAGAGCGGCGACGGCCTGAAGCCCGAGACCGTTCGCCGGGCCAACATCATCGCCGAGCGGCAAGAGCTCAGCGAGGACCACGTGCGTGAGATGAACGCCTGGTTTCCGAGGCACGAATCAGACAAGCGACCTGGCTGGGACGATGCCGGTGAGGAGACGCCCGGTTTCGTGGCGTGGCTGCTGTGGGGCGGCGACCCGGCGCGTACGTGGTCGGCACGCAAGGTGGCAGAACTGGACCGAGAGCAAGACAGGAGCATTCCCATGGACGGCATCATTGAGCGGCGTGACGTTGCCTTCGAGGCCGACGACGAGATCGTGGTTGAGGAGCGGGCTGACGGCCGGGCCGTCATCAAGGGCTATGCCGTGGTCTACAACCGCCTGAGCGTCGATCTCGGCGGCTTTCGTGAGCGAGTGCTGCCAGGAGCCTTTGACGCCGTGCTCAACCGTCAGCGGGGTCGCACAGACCTCGTGAGCTACTACAACCACAACCCCGACATCCTGCTGGGCCGGGAGTCGTCGGGCACGCTGAAGGTGTGGTCGGATGAAAAGGGCGTCGGTTTTGAGGTGACGCCGCCGGCCAGCCGGGCCGACATCATGGAGCTGGTCCAGCGGCGCGACGTGAAGGGTGCCTCGTTTACGTTCAGCGTCGACAAGGGCGGCGAAGGCTTCACCACTGACGAGAACGGCCGGGCGATCCGCGAGATCCGCGCTGCCACGATCTACGAACTGGGACCGGTCGTGCAGCCGGCCTACCCGAGCACCACGGCACAAGTGGCCATGCGTTCGTTCCAGGCTTGGCTTGCCAGCCAAGGTACACCTGAGGCGACGCCACCCGTTGTCGGCCCCGACATCGCGGGAGCGTTTATGCGGCTACGTGCCGCTCGTCTTAGGAGTTTCATGCGTGGCAACACGTCCCGGTGATCCCTGCCCCAAATGTGGGAAGGGACGCATTCGCACTCGCTCCAGCCACCCGTTGAGCGAGGACCGCCAGGTGCGGTATCTCGAGTGCCAGGCGTGCGACTACAAGGCCAAGGCCATCGTGCCGGCCGAGCACATCTGGCGACGGTCTTTTGTACCGTACAAACAAGCCTGACGGCCGTGGGCCATTGTTCCCGTATGGTGAACGACAGACATGGATCTGTCACCCGATACGGGAGTGCCAAGGATGGCCGTTTCGCTCAACAAGCTCCAGGACCGTGCCGCTGCTGTTGCGGCCATGCTCGATGACCTCGCCAAGGTCGAGGATCGCACCGAGGCCCAGGTGGCCGAGGTCGAGAAGCTCTCCGCCGAGGCGGCTGAGCTCGAGCAGCGTCTCGCCCAGGAGACCGCGATTGCCGAGAAGATCGCGTCGCTGCGAAGCAAGGTGGCTGCCACTGCTAAGCCTGTTGCCGTTGAGTCGCCTGAAGCTCCGGCCCCTCGCAAGGCGGCGCGGCATGATCGCTACAAGGTGTTCGGATCGTCTTCTGATGCCGAAGCCTGCGGTCGGTGGATTCGCGGCTATCTGCTCGGACGTGCCGAGGATCGCAACTGGTACGAAAAGAACGTGGAAGAGCGGGCGCTGTCCAGCGACGATAACGCTAAGGGCGGCGTGTTTATTCCTGAGACCTTCGCCTCCACCGTGATTCGCCTGGTAGATGAGTTTTCTGCCATCCCGCAGCAGGCCAACGTCATCCCGATGGCCAGCAACACGCTCTACATTCCGCGGCGAACGGGCGGCAACACCGCCTATTTTGTGAGCGACAACGCCGAGGTCGCCGCAAGCGACATGGCGACCGATAACGTGATGCTGTCCACCAAAGACTGCCGCGTCGGAACCCGCGTGCCGAATTCACTGATCGAAGACTCGGTGATCGATCTGGCCTCGCTCGTGGCTCAGGAGTTTGCGCTCGCCCTCAGCCGCAAGATCGACGACGCCGGCTTCGCCGGAGACGGCACCTCGACGCATGGTGGCATTCGGGGCATTCAGTGGAAGTTTGAGAACGAAACGCTGACGGCAGGCATTCACGATTCTGGAGCGGCTAATCTTAGCGCAGTCGATGTCGATGATCTGTCGGCGACTGTCGCAAAGCTGCCGACCTTTGCTCTGCCTGGTGCGGCTTGGTACTTGACTCCGCAGATGTTCTACAACGTGCTCGCGCCGCTGCAGCTAGGCGTCGGCGGCGTGACCGCTGCGGAGATTGCTGCCGGTGCGTCCCCTCGGATGCTTGGCTTTCCAGTGCTATTCAACAACAGCATGCGGACGACCGCCAGCGACGGCCAGGTTATTGCCTTGTTTGGAAATCTGAAGCTCTCGACGCACTACGGTATCCGTCAAGCCATCCAGGTGCGGGCGAGCACCGACCGGTACATTGAGTTCGACCAGACGTACTTCCAGGCTTTGTGCCGCTTTGACATCGTGACTTCCGACGTGGGCACGTCTTCCGTGGCCGGTCCTGTGGTGGCCCTCGACCTCTGATTTTTAAGGAGTGACTCTGATATGGACCTTGTCGCCAACACCAAGAGCGTTGTGAGCCTGACCGCTGCCGCCGGCCTTGCTTCGGCTGGCACGCATACGGTTGCCATTGACTGCCTGGGCTTCGACTCCGTCAGCATCGACGTGGGCTATCGCTCGATCGCCAACACGGCGGCCCCGAGCGTAGTGGCCGTTGCTCATTCAGACACGGACGGCAGCTACGCGGCCATCACGGGTCTGGTGCAGGGCACCGACTACACGGTGGCCGGCGTGGCGAACACGGCGACGGTCAACGTGACAAGGTTCGACCTTAGCACTAAGGCTCTCAAGCGATACGTGCGAGTCTCGGTTACGCCGTCTGCAGAGGCGACCAGTAACGCCAGCAATAACGCCGTCGTCGTGGCGGCTCGTCTTGGCAAGGGTGAAGCTGGCGTCGATTCGGCGGCCGACGCGAATGTCACTACGCTTGTTGTGAAGTGATTCTGACTGATTGACGACTACTCCAACGACAGGAGGATGCCGTGGGCGCGGCGTCACCCCTGGCGGGCGTGAAGCCTGCCGTGCTGGACACTGGCTCAGGGCCGGTGCGTGTTGCGTGTGCCATGTCGGTGCCGCGACTGGGCTGGCAAGATCACATGTTTTGCTGGCCGAGAGGGTTGATTCCCTACGGCATTAGCCCTGTCAGGCTTGAGGGGGCTTTTTGGGGCCAATGCCTCGAGCGCATGCTAGGTGAGTTCGTTGAAGCGGACACCGACGACAAGGCCCCGCCCTTGTGGATTTTGACGCTTGACTACGACACCGTCTTCGAACCAGACGCCGTCCCACGGATGCTGACCTACGCCACGGCTTCAGACTACGACGTAGTGGCTGCGGTGCAGATGAAACGGCGAGCTGGCGAGCCCCTGTTCACGATGGCCAGTGAGAACGGTGAGCGATTGCCTGAAGCCCCGCGGGACCACTTCATCTACCATAACATTGTGAAAGCTAACACGGCCCACTTCGGATTGACTCTGATAAGAGCAGAGGCACTGAAGCGAATGCCGCACCCGTGGTTTTTGGGCAAGCCCGACAAGGACGGCAAGTGGGGACCAGAGAGAATCGACGACGACATTCATTTTTGGCAGGTGGCTGAAAAGGCCAGAGTGAAATGCGGCGTCTGCACTCGAGTCGCTATCGGACAC